GGTGTTTCAACATCACCATTTACATTAACTGTTAAAACAACTATTACAGATCAGTTCTCTGGATATAGTTTTGGTCAGTTAGTTCCTCTTGATGATTTTTCAGAAGAGTTTAATGGTCTTAAGAAATCATTCTTATTAACAAAAACTGTATTAACTAAAGATGTTGTTACAATTGCATCATTAGATACATCCGTTCTTCCAGAAAATAATCTATTAATATTCTTGAATGATGTATTACAACAACCTAAAGAAAATTATACACTTGAAGGTGGTACTGTAGTTAATTTTGTTGAGGCACCTAAAGCTGGTAGTAAATTACAAATATTATTCTATAGAGGTGGTAATCAAGATGTTGAAACCGTAAATCCAGTTGAAACTGTTAAAGTTGGTGATAAACTTCAATTACTTAGAGATGATGATGTTCCTACACAAACAGATCGTGTTATTTCTGAAATTAAGGATATTAGTAAAGTAGAAACTCCTGCATATGGTGGAGGAGGCATTAGTACTAATCCAACTCTTCTTAGAGTTGCTTCTTGGAAGAAACAGGAACATGATTTAATTGTTGATGGAATACCTATTCCTAAAGATAGATCACTTCAAGTTGCTAATTTCTATCCTAGTGCTAGATTAATTAGAAGTGTTGGAGTAAGTTCTGTTGTTGCTTATGTTGATAATGCATTCCCATTATTCAGTGCTTATGATAATAGAACTTCTCCTGATAAAATTCCTGGACAAATACAGATTGTAAACACACAGGAAATTAATGTTGCAACTGGTTTAGCTACAGTTGGATCTGGAGGTACTGTTAGTTCAATTTCTGTTGTGAGTGGTGGTTCTGGATATGAAAATATTCCTACAGTTTCTATTTCTAAATTCAATAGACTTCAATCTGGATTGGGTACTTCTCTCTTTGTAAATGTTCCTTTAACTAGGGAAATTGGTAGAGGTTGGACTAAAGTAAATTCAGATACAGATCATAAGTTCTATGGTGTTGACTACATTCCTGAAGGAGTATTTGTTGCAGTTGGAAGTACATCTGGTATTAATACATCTACAACAGGTATAGGTTGGTCATCTGCATCAGTAACTGGTACATATGGACAGTTAAATGGTGTTGTTGGACTTAAATCTGAAGTTGTTGTCGTTGGTGCTGGTGGTACAATTGCAATAAGTACTACAAAGGGATCAACCTTTGGCCCAACAACCATTTATAGAAGAAAACAGGTTGGATTCTTACCAAGTTATACTCATGAGAATATTTCTCAGAATTTAAATGCTGCAGCTGTTGGATCATATCTATTCCCTAATGCATTTACAGGAATAGCTACAGATGTTCTTTACGAAAGAACTGTTGTTGTTGGTGCTGCTGGTACAATTCTTTATAGTGAGCCTGGAACGGCTGGTCTTTCATCTTCATTTGTTGTTGCTAATAAGTATGCAAGTGCTGAATTTTTCGGAGTTGGATACAATGAAGGAACATTTATTGCTGTAGGTAATGCTGGTGCATTATACAGATCAACAGATGGTGAGGTTTGGTCTGGTGTTACAACAACTGCAATTACAACTAGATTTAATGATATAACTTATGCAGATGGTAAATGGGTTGCTGTTGGTGCTGCAGGAAGTATTATTAATTCGACTGATGATGGTTTAACATGGAGTGTTGTTAATGGTGGATCAACTGGTTTATTGAATAATAAGAGTTTTAAAGCTATTAGTTATCAAGAAAATGTTTGGGTTGCTGTTGGTGTAAATGGATATGTTTTAAATTCTTCAAATGGAATGGATTGGCAACAGAAACGTATTAAAAATGCAGGAACTATTGTTAATAAGACATTTAATGGACTTGCATTTGGAGATCAGAAATTAGTTGCAGTTGGTTTAACATCAAGTATTTGTTGGAGTGAGAGTGAAACTGTAGGTGCAGCTGCAACTGCAACTGTTGGTGCTGGTGGTACTATTAGTGCAATTACTGTAAATGATGGTGGATTTGGTTATACTCCTAATACAAATCCAACAGTATTATTAAGTCAACAAAGTGTAACTCGTGAAACGTGTAATACAGTTACTATAGAGGGTGATTATGGAGTTATTACTGCAGTTGCTTATGATACTACTGGGCCCAACAGTAAACATGCAATAGAACTTACATTAGATTCTGATGCATTCCTTAATCAGGCTGCATTTGGTAATATTGCAAGAAGTCAAATTGCTGTTGGTGATTACTTTGTAGTTCGTGGTTCTAGAGTTGGTACTGCTGGAACTGGCCCAACAACCATTGATAAAGATGGTAATATTGTTGGTCAAGGAACAACTATGATAGATAATATCTATAAGGTTGAAACAGTAACTAATGTTGATGCAGCAACTGTTAAAGTTGCATGTAATGTACAATCTTATGCATCTGGTATTGTTACTGCAACTACTTATACAGGTGCTTCAAAAGGAGCTGCTCTTGGTTATTATAGTTGGGGTAAATTATCTAATATTAATAGGTCTGCTACTGGGCCTAAAGTGTTTAATATTAATAATTTGAATGGATATATTGGTATAACTACTTCACCAGAAGTAAAACGTATCAATCCATTAGCTGTAACTTATAGTGACTTTGACAAAACTACATAAATAAACAAAAATAGTCTAAAAAAATAAAATGCCTGCGATTATTTCAGATCAATTTAGAATATTAAATGCTGCGAACTTTGTCGCTGGTGTAGCTGACACATCGCAGTATTATTATACATTCATTGGATTTCCAAATTCACAAGATACTGGGGCTGGTTATGGTAAAGCCGATTGGAATGAGAATACTCCAGCTCCTATGGATGGATTTAGGGAATATAATGATGTTTGGGATACTATGTTAGGACTTAAGAAATTAAGTAGTGGTGATATACAAAGAATGGTGAAGAAAAATAGTTGGACTGCTGGTACTGTCTATGAAATGTATAAGAATGGTTATACAAGAGAGAATCAAAGTCCTAAGACATCTTCTACCAATTTATATGATGCACAATATTACGTTGTAAATAGTGACCTTAAAGTTTATATTTGTATTAATAATGGTCAAAGTCCTGATAACCCACAAGGTAGACAGTCACTTGACGAACCAGATTTTGTTGATTTAGAACCAAGAGCTGCTGGTACTAGTGGTGATGGTTATATTTGGAAGTATCTTTATACAATTAAACCAGCAGAAATAATAAAATTTGATTCTATTGATTTTATGCCTGTTCCTAATACTTGGGGAACTGGTGAAACTGCAGATGTAAAGAATAATGCAGTAGATGGTAAAATTGAAACTGCGGTTATTGTTAATGCTGGTGATGGTTATCAACCTATAGGTACTACATTTAATAATATTCCAATACTTGGTGATGGAACGGGTGGTAAAGCATCTGTAACTGTCAATTCACAAGGAAAGGTTTCTGATGTAACTGTTACTAATGGTGGTACTGGTTATACAAGAGCACAAATTCAGTTTTATCCAGGAGCTCCTGGCACAGAAATTGGTGGCCCTATTGCTGGATTATCAGCAGTTGGTGTTGCGGCAACATCTGTAGCTAATATTGAAGTTGTGGTTCCACCTCCTGGTGGTCATGGTCATGATGTTTATAAAGAATTGGGTGCATATAGAGTTTTAATGTATGCGAGGTTTGAGAATGATCTATCTAATCCAGATTTTATAGTTGGTAATGATTTTGCAAGAGTTGGTGTTGTTAAGAATCCAAAGACTTTATCTGGTGCAGATTTAACCAAATCTAGTGCTGTTTCTCTTACTTCACTTAAACTTAAACACCCTAGTGGTGGTAATATGGCAGATACTACATATGCAGTTGATACTGCAGTATCGCAAACAATTGGTATTGGATCTACTGCTGTTGGTTATGTTGCAAATTGGGATTCATCCACGGGTGTTTTAAAATTATATACACCAGCTGGTATTGGTACTGAAACTTATGGATTCCGTATGGTAGATTTCACATCTCAAATTGGGCCTGGAGGATCTTATACTCTTGCAGGTCAAACTGGTAATGCTCTTGGAATAGACACTAGTTTTGGTTCTGCTACTCAAGTTGCAGCTGCAACTACCGTTGGAACTGCAATTGTACAACTAGGACAAGACTATATTGAAGGTATTGCTAATCCAGAAGTTAAAAAATATTCTGGTGAGGTATTATACATAGATAACAGGGCTGCAATACAACGTAGTGCTACCCAGAAAGAAGACGTAAAAATCGTATTAGAGTTCT